AACATAGCAGGTGCTAACCTGGCTTGAGATTGTCTCAAGCACCGGGAAGCCCACCATGAGAGGATAAAGCCTCTTGGGTGGGCTTTTTATTTTGGGGAGTATCGTGCCATCGACGTAACGGATGCAGAAAGGAAGAAAACAAAATGGAAGAAGACCAAGTAAAGGAAGAAACGCAGTTGGAAGCTCCGAAGGAAACAGAGGAAGTTGTTGAGGAGGAAGTTGTTGAGACTGACGCCAAAAAAACGGACGAAGCAACACCACCGCCGTCGGGTGAAAGCGATCTTATGTCTCGGCTTGAAGAGCTTGAAAGATCCAACGCAGGGTTGAAAAGGGCAGTCTCGGAGGAACGGAGGGGAAAGCAGGAAGTTAAGGGGAAGTTAGAACAGATCAATAGTCTCCTTGCCGAATCCATGCAACGGAAGGCGGAACAGCCAAAGGAAAAAGCGGCGGACCTGCCGAAAATTCCCGTTGAGGTTGATGAAAACGGGAATATCACTATTGACCCTAAGTACTTCAAAGACTTAATGAAAAGCCAACTTGGAGAGTTTACCGCACCTGTTAAGGAAATTCAGGAGCAGGTTGCGGCAACGCGACAGTCTCAGGAGCAGGAGCGGGCATTCAATAAGTTGGTGTCGGAAGTTCTATCCGAGGATGATGCTTATCAATCTGCATACCAGAAGATTCAGCGCGGGGCTACATGGCTGAACAATCAGGTAGTCCAACTTCAAGAGGAACACGGCATCAAAGGGTTTATTGATCCTGATACGGCGCTCGACGCTCTATCTGGTACGGTTATTGAGACCGAGTTCAATAAGGCATTTCCTGACTTGGACTTCGAGAGGACAATGAAGGCGTATGATTCAAAATATTCTCTCAGAATGGCGCTTCGGAGTGCCACGGTTAAGCCTACGAAACTACAGGGGAAACCGGGGTTAGACCCTGAAAAGGCCAAGAAGGTACTCGGGAAGCCCAATTCCCTTGCAGGAGCGAGAGATCAAAAAAACGTGCAGGGCGGGATTTCTGAGGACACTCTCTCTGGTCTTTCTTATGAGGATATTGACAATCTTACTCCTGCGGAACGAGATAAATTAATGAAGGTTATGGAAAAATTAGACATTTAAAGGAGCATAGAAAACAATGGCTGATACTGAATTTGCATCCGGGTCGGCACAGGCTGTCAAGATTTATAGCCCGTTGACCTTCACGGAAGCACTAAAGAAAACCTATATCCAGAAGTTCCTGGGCAAGAAGGGCGATAAAAACGCCATTATTGTCCGGCTAGACGATCTGGAAAAAGCTGCCGGCGAGTTGATCTATTACGACTTGCTGATGCAGTCAACAGGGGCCGGAGTCACGGGCGATAACCAACTCGAAGATTACGAAGAGGAATTGGTATATTACCAAGATTCCGTATATATTAACCAGCTCAGAAACGCGCATTCATTCAAGAGGATGTCTCAACAGCGAACCTTGCACAATCTTCGGAAAGACGCCATGAACAACCTTTCCGACTGGTTTGCCGGGAAGTACGACGACTATATGTTCCGCTACCTCGGCGGAGACACCACGATTTCCCACGGTCAAGATGGTGTAGCTCCCGATACTGGGCATTATATCGTAACGGGTGACGTGACCCATTCCGGCACGATTGCGACCGACGAAGCGTCTCTCGGTTCCAATGACCAGTTGGCTCTTGCCGATCTGGACTACGCGAAAGAGAAAGCTGTAACCGGAACTCCGCCCATGCGTCCGGTCAACATTGACGGCGAGGAAGTGTTCGTGGTGGTTCTGCATCACTATTCAGCGACGGATTTACGTCTGAACGTGGTCGCCTCCACTTACACCAAGTGGCAGGATATTCAACAGTACGCTAACCTTCGAGGGCTGAAGAATCCCCTGTTCACCAACTCCCTCGGCGTTTACCGGAACATGATTCTGTACGAAGCCGCAAGGGTGTACTCACCGACAACGAGTGTTCGGCGCAATTTGTTCTTGGGCGCTCAGGCTGGTGTGTTCGCTGTTGGTTCTGCTTACGACAAGATTGATTCCAAGACCTTCGGGAATCTTCCGATGTCGTGGGAAGAGGACTACAGAGACTACCGCAACAAGAAAGGTATCGCTGCTGGCTGTATCTTTGGGATGAAAGCCTGTCGGTTTAATTCCAAGAACTACGGCGCGATGGTTATAACCTCTTACGCTGCGGCTCATAATTAGAAATACGCAACCGGGTGATTGACCGTATGCGTCGCCCGCTTAACCTATAATCAGGGGATCGTAACCCCACAGGAGGAAACAAAAATGGCACAAGTATCATTCGTAGCAAGTAGCGCAACGACCTATGACCTGACCAGCGTTTCGGTCAACCCGGATGCGGCTAACGAGGCTTCCGGGCGTCAGGGTGGATTCGTTTCTCGGAACCGGATTACCTGGGCAAGCGTAACAGCGCCGACATTGACCAATAAGGTCATGAACGTGCTGAAACTGTTGAAGATTCCTGACAGAACCGTCACGACCGGGTATTACCTGATCGCTCCGAAAGGGACGGCGGGTGTTACCCATAACTGCAACAGCAAGGCAATTTCGTCCGGCGTTGCAGCAATCGGGTTCATCGCTTATAAGTCGGCCTCCCATACTTCCACTTCAACGGATGCGGACGGTATCGCTCAGGCGACGTTGATTAAGTCCAAGATCCACACGGGATCTGTTTTGGCGCTTCCCGGAGACCCGGAAACCAGCCCGAAAGCGGGTGTTCGGTGGATTGGGACCGGAATTGCCGGTATGAATCATGGGTGGGCAGACGGTACTGGTGATCAACAGAGCGGGATGTACTGGCCCTACGGTGGGTATCTTACCTTCCAGCTTGAGAGCGGCAAGGGACCCTCCGGTACGGCTGCATCGTCCTTGGACGGCGAGTTCAGCGGGGTTTTGGAGGTAGCCGCGACCGGATTTACAGTTCCCGAATGATGAATAACAATTAACAGGGGCAGGGGATAATCCCCCTGTCCCTATCCTACCGGGAAGGAGAGCGAAATAATGAGCCAGCTAATGCTACCAGTTGAGGATGCAATCTATAAACGGCGCAATGTCGTCAAGGGGTCGTATTACTCGAAGTGCGTTGAAAAGGATATCATTTCGGTTATTTTGCCGATCATGAAACAGATGGGATTCTATTTTTCGTATGAGGGGGTTTTTAAGAGGTTGGCTGTAGCTGTCGGTCTGGATACGCCATGGCATCATGTAAGACATTTAAAAACAAAACGATGTGGGATAGACCACAATTTGAAGTTCAACAGATTCGGTTATGTACCTCCAAGATGTATGGAGTGCTGGAAGGTTGTAGTCGGGCCGAGAACGCTTAAGGAGTTATTTCTGTTACTTGACATTGAAAAGGATTTAGACCGTCCTTCAAAGTGCGGCATTGAACTGCGGCATTACACTCCGAAGCACTACGGCGGATATTTTTATAATAGCAGTCTTGATGAAGGTCGGGGATGCTACGAAATTGTCAGAAAAGCTGTCGATGAGCATATTAGCCCGGAGGTCGGTATTATCTTAAAGAGAGGATGCACGGAATACGAGATGGCCCTAGGCCCGTCTGCCATGTGGTACATCAGCGACAAATTTTGGGATTTGGATAAGCGTATTGAGGCTATTGTTGATCCGTACTCTCCGAATGCGGAGGGCCAAACTGAGGAATGCCTTGCAATGGTTCATTCTCACTGGATCGAGTGGGCTTGGCGGAACATGGACAAGACCGCCGATGAGTACCTTGGCGGTATGCCTCTTTATCCTGAGACGATGAAATACCACGAAGGGAATATCAGCGAAATTAAACTCGACCTTATGCGGGCCAAAGCCCACAAGAAGTACGACATCGCTCCGGAGGTTGTCGATTCTATTCATATTGCCATGCGCGGGTTCGACATGACCAAACGGGTAAGCCTTAAAAAAATGGGGGCGGTGTTAGGGTTCGATTCTATCAATCCTTTATTTGCCGGGGAGGAGGATACGATATGATTACCTCAGACCCGAACTTCAAAAACACAGAAGAACAACAGGCTAAATGCCGTGAGTGCATGGAATGCTGCAAGTATGTTGAAGTCCCTACCTCTATGCTGGATCTAAACGTATTGGAATATTGGCTTGCCAGAGGGGATACCTTTTATATTGATAATAACGATGGTGTCTTACACGTGAGATTTTATAAACCGTGTGTCCACCTGAAAGACGACGGATGCGATATTTACGAAAACAGGCCGTACACGTGCAGAGTTTATATGTGCTTACAGAAGGATAAGTCTATTCTTCAAATCAAGGACGATTTTTGTAAAACAGCGATGGAGCGTGTTGCGGAGAAGGTGCGCGAATTCAGAGAGAAGGAGAAACCAGACAAATGATTTACACCACGTTTTTA